TCTTGTCCAATACGGCGCATCTCTTCAAATAGCTTACCGCCATCATCCGCTTCATTACCTGTAGCATGTGGATTACGTAATAGTTCCGGGTAATCGACAATAACTACATCAATCTTAACCCCTTGACGAATTAGTAAATCAGAGATTAATTGCTCAATCTTAGCTGGTGTAACTTTACGAGGAGAGTAACGAGCTAAGAATAAGTTACCAAATCGTGCGCGGTTATTCTTATACAGGGCTTGTCTCTTCTCGAATTTCTCCATGTTAAGTGTAGAGCCATCTAAGATGTCTCCTCGGGTTTGTCGTAACATTGACTGCTCTAGTTTTAAAACCATTCGGTTCTTTAATTCCTCTAGGGCAATGAATAATACGTTGTAACCTTGCTTAACATAGTTCGTTGCTAAGTTGGTCATCATTAATGTTTTACCTGTACCAGACATAGCCGCAATAAGACCTAACTCACCTTTAGCTAGTCCACCACTATTCAGTAGGTCAATAGATTTAAATCCGGTTGGTACGGTATTACCATCTAAAGATGATAGCGCTAGTCGTTTATATTCCACGTCATCGATTACGTTGATAATCTCATCATTACGACCAGAAATATCCAGTAACATAATTTTACGAAACTCATCTTCCAATGTATCTTGGAACGCTTCATCATTAATTTTTAATGCAGCTTTCTTAAGTAATTCTAATCTCATTTGTTTCTTTATGTATTTTTCAATTTCTTCATCAATCAAGTTATCATCGTGGCTGTCTCGAATCTGGTATAGCTCACTAACCTTGTTGAAGTACTGCTGTTGTTCATCTGCACTTTTCTTAAGTCTATCAAGTTTCGCTTCTAGTAATGTTACTAATGCACCCTCTGTGATGACACTAGAATTTGACTGGTAGTATCGTCGTACAATCTGTGTAATCTCTTTATAGATTTCCACGTTTTCAAAGATTGACATCGGTACTACTGGTAGAACCTCCTTAGAGAATACCGGAGATTCAATTGCCTTGCGGAGTATTTCTTTCATAATCGGTTTTTCCATATTACATAAATTCCCCCTCTTGTTTTTTAGAATATTACTATTCTATCAAATATTGTGCTAAAAGTCAAGAAGATTACAGCTCTGATGCAATGATGTCATCCAGTTCTGTAGTCTTATGATAAGCACCTTGAATCATGTTGTACTCACTCTTTACTGTGAACTTTTCTAAATCGTAGTCCGCTACTTCATTTGCTGATTGGAATACTTTCTCAATCTGTTCTACATCTAGGAATGAGTAATCATTTAACGGGATGTTGTGTCGTCCATATTCTTTAAACGCATCCTGTAATTCTTTCAATGAAACATGTAAGCCTTTACGCTGTTCAATTAAACGTAAAGTAAATCGGTGGTCAATCGTATCAGTTAAACGTAGGAATGTACGCCCACCATAGTTGTATTGTTCTTGCTTTGTTGCATTAGGTAATAACAGTTCTCCTAAGAATGAAGCTGATTTCATATGTACTTCGTGGTTGCTAATAGTTGGCTGCGGGATACTTGCTAATGCAATACGTACCATCTCGGAGCCAAGAATAACATTCTCTGGTAATCCTGATTTACCGTATAGTTTCATAACAGCTTGTGTCGTAATGAACTTCTTAATAACTGTTTGTGATTGTTTTGATACACCCTGTTTCTTCATGTTCTCCATCGTGTAGTCGTAGAAGTCCACTAAAGCGAATGTAGTATCATCACTTTCTGCTGTACGGAATAATTCGCGGTATGCTTGGGAATGACTAAGGATACCATTACCTTTGTCTGCTGTTTTGTAAGCGTCGTCAAGAGACATAATAATTGGGTCATCTGCGAAGTCTTTCTTAAGTGCTGCACCTTGCAGTTTCATGATGTGCTTAGACTTTTGGAAACTCTCTTCACGCTTGTACACTTCATAACTTCCCTCACTCATTAATGCATTAGGGAATGGTTTAGCGCTTTTTACATTGGATTTAATTGTTGCGGCATAAGTGGAACGGTTGAATTGAGCTGTTAAATATACAGCCGGGTTGATTTCATTCTCTTCACAGAAGTCTACGAATTTGACAAAATGCTCCCAGTTAATTGTCCCCATAAATTCTTTTTCGAGTACATCGAAGTCCGGTAATACTTCCGGTACTTTGTATCCTACTTTCTCCTCTGATTTATCGTAAAAGTAGTTTGTACTCTTAGCGAATAAATAAGCGTAACGGTTATAAATCCGTGACACTAAGTATGCTTTGTAGTTATGTACTGGAGCATCTGTTTTTTGGAACCAGTCCCATGAAGGGAATATAGTCTCTGCTAGTTCTGCATTAAGGTCATCTACACGTTGTTGCTTTTCGCTACGTAATAGTTTGTCCTCTAGCATTTGTTGTTTCGTTCTACGATTTCGCTTGTTCGGTTTCTCTTTCTTCGGCTTTTTAGGATATACCTTTTTCACGATATCTTTAATATCCGCATCGAGAGTATTAACGTCGTCGGAGTTAATAAGCGCCTTTTCAGAAGTATCGAATTTCACAAGAAGCTCGTTAAAGCGCACAACGCAACCTTTACCTCTTCCGCGTTCTCCGCCAACTTCGAAAACTCCGCTAGTTTGTAATTCTTTAAGATGGCTAGATACAGTTTTTACATCCTTACCTAGCTCTTTAGCTAAATGTGTTTTTTTAAACGTAACCACGTTATCAACAGTGTTTTTAGCTTTGTTAATCAAATTTGTTAAAACGTCTAATAGTTTGGTGTTGATATTAACTAGCGAATAGTCAATAAAGACTCCTTTCGACGTTAATTCCGATACTGTTGTCATACTCCACTTCTCCTTTGCATAAGTTTTAGTAAACACGCTCTTAGGGTGTATACTTCTAGTATAACATATTTTCAGAATTTAATCAATTTACTGTCATAAAGTCTGCATCGAAGTAGAACTTAGTCATCAACTTATC